CATGAAACTAAAGATCACGATGGCGTATGCACAGCCATCGGGGCAAATCGTGACAGAGACTGTCACGACGAATCTTGGCACCGTGTGTGCGTGGGAGACTGCGCACGGCACGAGCAGCAAGAACCTCGTGACACGCGAACGCCTCGATGATTACGGCTGGCTGTTTTGGTACAAGCTGACCAAGCTGGGCAAAGAGAATCGCAGTTGGGCAGAGTTTGAGGATGCGTTGGATGAGCTGATTGAGGTGCAGCCGATACAGGTAAACCCTACGGAAGCGGCAGTTACCGGCGCCAGTTAGCAGACCTGCTGCTCGCCACCGGATTCTGGCCGCCAGACGTACCGTTTGAGTTGGAGGATTTACGCACCGTGCAGTTCTTGTCAGAGAAAGCAAACCGACATGGCAGTCGATAGCACCGTCACGATCGTGGGCGTCAAAGAGACGTTGCGCAGCCTGCAGAAACTTGAGCCCGACACCGCCAAGGCAATAAAGGCCGAGTTCAAACAGATTGTCAAGCCGATAGTCGATGCCGCCAAGCCACAGGTGCGTGAGCTGCCGTTGAGCGGTTTTGCGCGCAACTGGAAGGGCGGCAAGATTATGCCGTGGGATAAATCAGCGGTACAGAAATCCATCATTGCGCGATTCAGCAACCGCAAACGAGGCAACAGCCTGGCGGTGTTTAGTGTCACGATGAAAAGCCCGGCAGGCACGATTTTTGACATGGCAGGCAAGGCATCACCGAGCCGCCTGGCTGCTGCGCTTGATCAACTGGCAGGTCGACCGTCGCGTTTGATGTGGCCTACGTATGAACGGCACGCCGATCAGGTCAACGAAAATCTGGCGCGATTGGTTGAGAAAATCACTGACGAAGCGAATCGTAGGCTGGTGGGCTAATGGCTGTAACAATCCCAATCATTTCAGAGTTTGACGGCAAAGGCATCAAGTCGGCAATCGAGGAGTTCAAACAACTCGAGGGCGCTGGCGCCAAAGCCAAGTTCGCACTGACCAAGGCCGCAGTACCGGCGACCGCTGCCATTGGTGCCCTGGCTGGCATCATCGGGGTGTCTGCCAAGGCCGCAATGGAGGATGCAGCCGCACAGGATCACCTGGCAGGCGTCATGCGTCGCGCCGGTATGGCAACCGATGAGCAGATTGCCAAGACCGAGGAATTCATCAGCGCACAGTCCAGGCTGACCGCCACGACCGACGATGAGCTACGCCCGGCTATGGCAACGCTTGTCAATGCGGTAGGTGAAGCCAACTACGCCCAAGAGCTGCTCGTCAAAGCCCAGGACATCGCAGTCTCGACAGGCACTGACTTGGCAACCGTGACCGACGCAATGGCTAAGGCCGCCAACGGCAACATGAAGGCGCTTGGCAACCTTGACCCATACGTCAGGCAGATGATCAAAGGTGGCGCTGAATTTGATGAGGTGATGCAGGCGCTTGAGGTGCACACTGGCGCTGCGAGTCAGGCTGCCGAAACGCAGGCAGGCAAGATGAAAAACCTGCAGATTCAATTTGGTGAAGCCCAGGAATCGATTGGTGCTGCGTTCCTGCCGGTGCTGACCGCGCTGGTCGAGAAGCTGATACCTGTTGCAACGTGGATGCAAGAAAACACCGACATAGTGCTGATTCTGATGGGCGTGATCGGCGGCCTCGCCGGTGCAATCCTCGCGATTAACGCGGCAATGAAGGTGTACCAGGCGACGCTCGTAGTCGTCAAAGTCGCGCAAATGGCTCTCAATTTCGTAATGTCAGCCAACCCAATCGGATTAATCATCATTGCAATTGGTGCACTGGTCGCAGCATTCGTAGTGCTCGAGGCCAAGTTTGGCGTAGTCAGTAAAGCCATGAAATTCTTGGGCGAGGCATTCGTCAACTACATCATCAACCCAGTGCGTACCGCACTCGACTTCATCGGCAAACTCATTTCGGCAATGGGTCGCATACCAGGCATCAGCACTATTGCTGGAGCGGTCGGTGGCGCTATCGGCAAGATTCCCGGTTTGGCTGAGGGCGGCATCGTGACCGGGCCGACGCTCGCTGTCGTCGGTGAGAAAGGCCCTGAGGCTGTGGTGCCGCTATCGCGCATGGGGCAGATGGGCAACGTCACTATCAACATCAATTCGACCGTTGCCGACGCACGCCTAGGTGACATCATCGTCAACGCGCTGAAGCAATACAACCGTCGCAGCGGCCCAATACAGGTGTCGGTGGCGTAATGCCCGAGCAGGTAGTCCAATCAGGCACCTACACGCTGGAGCTGGACACAGGGTTCCAAGTTGACGCATTTGTGCTTGATGACTCGCTGAAGGGCGTGCTTGGGAATACGAGCTATGTGCTTGACGGTACGACACAATTTGCCGACATCACCGAGTATGTGACCAACATTGACTACAGGCGTGGGCGCGAAAAGACCGACGACCAATTCGGTGCAGGCACCATGACTTTTACGATGCTCGATCAAACCGGCATCCTCGGCCCATACGACTCAAGCAGCCCCTACTACGACCCAGCCAACAACCAGCCAGGGCTAGCACCGATGCGGCAAGTCAGACTGCTACGCGACACCACAAATCTCTTTACCGGCTATGTGACTGGCTACTCATATGAGTTCGCCCTGGCTGGCCCCAACACCGTCAACGTGCAATGCGCCGACGAGTTCTACAAACTCGCACAAACACAGCTCAATGAATACAACGTCACGGCACAAACCTCAGGTCAACGCATCACCAGCGTGCTCGCATTGCCCGAGGTGGACTACACCGGGGCGACCGACATTGACACAGGCACCGTTGATCTGGGGCACGATTCGTCATACACCGTCGAGCAAGGCACCAACACACTCAGCTACCTGCAGCAAATCAACCAGGCTGAGCAGGGCCGCCTGTTCATCGCAGCCGATGGCGAACTCGTGTTCCAGCCGCGCATCGGCAACACGCTCAGCGCCCCAATCATCAGTTTCAAGGATGATGGCACTGGAGCCGACTACGAATCGTTGCAGGTTGAGTTTGACGCCGACAATGTGGTCAACCGCGCCTACGTCAAAGGGCTCGATGGCAAAGAGGCGACCGATAGTGACGCAAGCAGCATCGCCAAATACTTCACGCAATCACAGTCAATCACAAACAGCTTGCTGCACGTGCAAGGCCAGATTGACGCCCTGGCGGCCTACCTGCTTGAGCCTGAACCCGAGCCGCGCTACACAGCCCTGAGCACCACGTTCAGCCGCCTGACGAGCCTGCAGCGCGACAGCGTGGCAACCATCGACATCGGCGACACCATCAGCATCGAGAAAGACATCCCAGGCCTGGGTTCGCAAATTGGTGAGGAGCTCGCCATTGAGGGCATCAGCGGCAGCATCACGGTGGATGCCGGGCATCGCATCACGTTCTACACCAGCCCGACCACCATCGTTTACGAGATGATTCTCGGGGATGTCACCTACGGTCAAATGGACTCCACGAACGTATTAGGATGAGGTGACCATGGGTGCCAACGCGCAGACAACCGTTCCAACATTTACCGCTGGCCAGGTATTGACCGCCGATCAGCAGAATCAGTCAGCTCGTACTGGCGTGCCAGTGTTCGCCACAACCGTTGAGCGCGATGCAGCGTTTGGCGGCACTGGCGAAAAGACACTTGCCGAAGGCCAACTTTGCTATTTGGAGGACTCCAACGTCGTGCAGTATTACGACGGCGCCGCGTGGGCGACTGTCGGCCCAGCATCCGCTGGCGGCCTCGTGTTTATCGCTGGCGCGGCGTTCACGACAGCGAGCAGCGTCAACCTACCCAACGACACATTTAGCAGCACGTACCGCAACTACATAGTGCAAATCGACGTCACTGCCGTGTCAACGAGTCTCAACGTGCTTATGCAAGGCCGCACGGCAGGCACCACCGATACCGCAAGCGTTTATTATTGGGCAAACCAACTGCTTAGTTATGTGCCAACGGAAACAAACGTGGGTAGCACGGCCGCGGCTACGTCTTGCCGCATTTTGACCACGCAACAGGGCGGCGGCATTTCGTTGACGCTGTACGCGCCGCAAGTGTCAACCGAACCGTTCCGCTACACCGGGCTATACATTGACGACTACAGCGGAACGTCGGCGGCAATCGGCGGCACCACAGCTAACAATGACAAACAATACGATGCGCTCACGCTGTCAACGTCAACAGGCACCATGACCGGCGTGTACCGCGTGTACGGTTTGGCAGACAGTTAGGACACATGATGAAGATCAGCGAAAACGGCGTCGAGCGCAACATGACGGCAGACGAAAAAGCACAGTACGAACAAACGGCGGCAGATGACGCGGCAGTCACCGCAGCCGCCGACGCAAAGGCCGCCGCGCTCGCATCGGCACGCACCAAACTCGCCGCACTGGGCTTGACCGACGCCGAAGTGGCCGCACTGCTCGGAGCCTGACGTGAAATGGCAATACATGCTCGAGGACTGGCTCAAGGCATTCGTCGCTGGATCCGTCGCCGTGCTTATCACAAGCGACTACAACGTCGAAGGCGCGCTAAAAGCAGGGCTCGCAGCCGTGCTGCCGCTGATCTACGCCTGGGCAAACACGAAAGACCATAGGTACGGTCGCAAGTGAAGCTCGTAGTCAAGCCGGTACGAATGCCTGCTGACCTACGCAACATTGAATGGGGCAAACTGCCCGACTACCTGCTGACACCAATCAGGCCTTACGGCAGGCTGCATCCGCTCGCTGCACAGGCATGGGAGGCGATGCGCAAAGCCGCGCACCGCGACGGAATCAGACCGCTGAAACCGACCAGCGTTGCAGACACCTATCGCAGCCTCGAGGTTCAAGAGCGCGGATTCTTGGCGCGGTACACCACGGCACCAATTCAAAACAGCAAATCGGTACGCACCTACAAAGGGCAGCGCTACTACCTGAAACCAGGGCTTGCCCCGATGGCCGTGCCCGGTCGCAGCTTCCACAATCTCGGCCTGGCGGTTGATGTCAGTGACGCCAACGGATTGAGGCTGCAATGGATGCGCGACAACTGCGACAAATACGGCTTCACTTGGGAAATTCAATCCGAGCCATGGCACATCAGATACTTCATGGCAGAATCAATACCGGCAGCAGTCAAAGAATGGATCGACTCGCATGCCAACCGAGATTTACGTAGCGCTGATTAGCGCAATCGCCATCATCATCGCAGCCGGGCTACCGGCCTGGCTCATCGAGCGAGCACGCAAAGAAAACACCCAGGATCACGCATACGTGCGTCGGATTCTTACTAGGGTGGAACGCAAGATTGACAACCACCTGGAGGATCATCGCAATGGCGTTACGCGACGAATTGGAACGGAAAAAGGAAAAATTACAGACGTTGATTGAGTGGGTCAAAGCCCAACCCAACGCTGACGAATGGCACGAGGTGCTGATGGACTACAGCTACAGCCTCAGGTCATTGGCGCAACTATGCCACAAACACGGAGCCCCGGCGGCAATTACGCAGAACACAGTGCACAGGTACCGCGAGCGCCATGCTTCGTGACGAAGTAAGCAAACTGCAGTCAGTCGATCAACTGCGTCAGGCTTTGGTACGCACGCAGCAGCAGCTGGTCAAAGCCAAATTTGCCAAGGATGAGCTCGTTGCGGCAGTGCACCAAGCCGCCAAAGATGCAGCCCTCGCGGTCGAGCCGATACGCATCAAGCCACCGACCAAAGACAAACGCACAGGCAAGCCCGAGGTCGCCCTGGTGCATTTGACCGACTGGCAGTACGGCAAGAAAACGGTGAGCTACGGCCCTACCACGTGCGCGCAACGCATCGAGCAATTCATCGACAAGACAATCCACATCACTGAAATTCAACGCAAACATCACCCGGTGCGCGAAGTGGTGGTGCTACTTGGTGGCGACATGGTAGAGGGCTTAGGCATATTCCCAGGGCAGGTGTACGAGGTGCACGCACACCTTTACGAGCAGCTGTTCACGGTCGCACAGATCATCACGCAATCGGTCACGACATTGGCACAGCATTTTGAAAAGGTGCACGTAGTGTGCGAGTACGGCAATCACGGCAGGCTCGGTCGCCCAGGCGAGATGCCAGGCGGCGACAACATCGACCGCATCGCCTACGAGATTGCACGCGAGAAATGCAAGGGCTTGGTGCACAACTGGCAGAGCTCAAGCGACTGGTATCAGATTTACAAGATTGGCGGCTACACGGCACTGCTCGTACATGGAGATGAAGTGAAGTCATTTGGCGGCAATACACCAGCGTTCGGCATACTACGCAAGGTCAACGCTTGGGCCGGTGGCGTCATCGAGCCGTTTACCGACTGCTACATGGGCCACTGGCACACGCCCATGAGCCTGACCATGGGCAACGGCAATCGAATCTTCGTGACTGGCTCGCCAGAGTCACACAATGAATACGCACGCGAATTCGTGGCTGCGACAGGCAAACCCAGCCAACGCCTACATTTCATTGATCCGTTCAAGGGCCGCGTTGCGGCAGAATACGTCGTATGGCTCGACTAGACCAAAACCCCCTCGTGCGCGTCACCTGGCATGACGCCTACACCCTCGGCAACAACGAATGGCGCGACCTGGATGACATCAAGGATGAGCCCTGCATCGTGTATTCGGTCGGATACTGGCTCAAACGCAAACGCTCAAGGCACCTAATCCTGATTCAAAGCTGTGCCGACGATGAGCAGGTGGACAACGTGCTGCTCATCCCCATGGGCATGGTCAAAAAAGTCGAACGGCTCAGAATCCCCCACAAGCCCCGAAAACGTCGCTAAGGTCAAATACATGGGATTGGAGGCCCATAACATGACAACACCACAGGTAATCACCTACGAAATACTGACTGGGTACTGCTCGGACACGATGCAGGAATTCCACCTCGTAGTATTCAGGCACGACACAGGCCGCATCAAGCGAGCCCAATTGCGCATGCGCAACACGCCCGAATCCGACTGGAGCGACCCATTAGAGCTAAAGCACCTGCCAGGCGAACCCACACACCCGAGCGCCGCATGAACCCCCTAGTCACCATCGGCGCATGCGCGTCGCTGATCATCGGCGGCGTCGGACTTGCGCTCACCCCAGAGCAGCCACTAGACCCTTGGTCGCCAGCGGTGTCATCGACCGCCTACATACCGCCCACGACCGAGGCACCGCTGGCAACCCCCCAGAATGGCACCATTGCCCCCTACGAGGGCCCAGGATGCGCCGAATGGGCGCCTCTAGCCCTTGAGGCAGGGTTCACGCCCAGCGACCTGCCAACAGCGCTACAGGTCATGGAGCTTGAATCCATGTGCCTACCTGACGCCATAGGCGACAACGGCGAATCATTCGGCCTGATGCAAATAAACAGCTTTTGGTGCCAACCCAGCCGGTACTGGCCTCAGGGCTACCTGCAGGCATTCGGCCTGGTCAACGACTGCTCAGAGCTCATGTTGCCGCGCACCAACCTGATCGTCGCATGGCACATCGCAGCCAACCACGGATGGCCCAACTGGACAACGTACGAGCACATCAATGGGTGACGCACTGGTATTCATCATCATCTACGGCTACTTCGTTGCAGCGTTTTGGTACCTTGCTAGAACACGCAGGGAGAAAGACAGCGATGGCAGCAACTAGACCCGACCCGGGCGACGCAGCATACGTCGCATGGCAGCTCACCAAAAACGGTGAACGCATGGCTCAATACGGTCATCCTTGGGTCGATTACACAATGGTGCGACGCATCTTTGCGACGCTGACAAATTTCAAACACAATCTGACAGTGCAAGAAGCAATTATGTTCATGGTGGCGGTCAAACTTGCGCGCCTGATGAAATCACTCGACGAAGAAAAATTGCATGAGGATTCGCTGGTTGACGCAATCGGCTATCTGAACTGTTTGCACATGGCAGACGCACGCGATCAACTGCTCGATGCACCATTGCACGTATTGGGCGACACCGAGGATTGGCATGACTTCCCCACAAAAGCGTAAAGGCCATGCAGCTGAGCGTGCCGTGGTCAAATGGCTACGCACATTCGGCATCAAAGCTGATCGAGTGCAAGCCGGTCGGCAAGATGACCGAGGCGACATTGATGGCCTGCCAGGCATCATCATTGAGGTAAAAGACCGAAAGACCCACAGCTTTGAGGATTACTTCAAACAGCTACGAAGACAAATACAAAACGCCGACGCTTTCACAGGCGTCATTATTCTCAAACGCCCAGGCAAAACAGATGTTGCGGATTGGATTGCCTGCATGCCTGCATACGAGTGGATAAACCTAATCAAACTCGTGGAGGACAAATGAGTTTCAACCTTGACAACTACGTAGACGTACCTACTCGACTACGCATGGCGCTACAAAAGTACGCAGACCTGCGAGTGCAGGAATCCCAGCCAGTATTCCGCGAGATAGGCAACAAGCTTTACATTGAGATTCGCTGCACAGTGTGGCGCGACAAAGACGATCAACTGCCGTGCATCGCATTCTGCTGGGAGCCATTCCCAGGCACTACGCCATACACACGCGACTCCGAGCAGATGAACGCCTCAACATCGGCCCTAGGGCGTGCCCTGGGCATGATGGGATTCGGCATAGACACCAAAATGGCAAGCAAGCAAGAGGTGCTCGCACGCCAGCCAGCAGTCGAGGTCAAAACCAAAACGGCTACCTACGAAGATGGCAGCCCGGTGCCCGACCCATTTGATGACAAACCCCAAAAGACCAACGTGGTCAACATCCGTGACCCCAAGGCGGTGGCATCTGCTAAACAGGTCGGCATGATTCGAGCCTTGGCACGAACAAAGAACATCCCAGCCGGGGCAGGCGTCATCAAAGCCGTGTCAGAGGTAATCGGGCGTGACCTGCTCGTGCTCGAGGAGCTCACAAAGGGCGAAGCATCGCAAGTAATAACAGCTTGGAAAAACTGAAGTAGACCAATCACATTGGTGCGTTCAGGCCGCGTGACCTGATGTAGGTGCAAATCCTCGGTGACTCATCATCATCAGTTAGCCCATCAGAAGGGCGTGTCAGTCCATGCAAACAGATACATTGCGTGGCGAGTGTGAACCGTGCTTCATCAACGGTCGGGTTGGAGCCCGGGGGAACTACGCCTAGAGACACACGCTTGAGCAACACACGGCTTGGACATACCGCACACATACCGCAAACAAACCCCCCTACCTCCCCAATTCTGCCTAGGATGTGATGAGACTTAACGCAATGCATCCAGGGCAACTCGAGCGAAGCGAGAGGCGCCAGTAAAAACCACATGACTAAACCAAGACAAAAAGGCGGCACGTGGTATCAGCGTGATTTGCTGCTTGTCATTCAAGAGAAACTGCGTCGAGGCAGGTGCAGTTACCATCCGCAATTCAACGATGGTCGTGAAAAGTACGTGACAATTCACAACTACATGGAATTTGCATTTGACCATGTTGATCGCACAACCAAACACATCACCATTGCCAAAGCAATTGGTCGCTGGTCAACTCCACATCGGCTCATAACAGAAATGACCAAATGCGTATTGACATGTCACAATTGCCATACTCGCAAAGGATTTGATTCGGGTGATTTCGTAAATGTCACAACAATTGATAGTCAAATGAGATTGTTCGATGCCAAGTAAAAATGGCCGGTCACGATCAACCAAGGCGTACCTAAAAAACAGGGCGGCACTACTCAAAGATAAACCTCGGTGCCACTGGTGCAAAAAACGCCAGGCCACTACGGCAGATCACCTCATTGAGCATGACCGAGGTGGAAGCGACGAACTCGACAACTTGGTGCCAGCATGCCTGGAGTGCAACGGGCGTCGAGGAGCCAACTATAAAGCAAGCAAAGCACGCGCACGGCAGGTCGCTCGAGCAGACGCAACGAACACCCCCCGGCCTAGGCGCACTCAGCCGAAACGCAAAACGAAAAAGGCATCAGAGTTTTTTGAAATTACAAAGCAAACGAC